TAACTGCATACGATAGCAGTAAGCCTCATCGTTAATATCACCTGCTATGTAGATGAACCTGTTATTTGATCCGCTTGGCTTGTGAACAAATATATCCAAGCCATCTGAGAGAACCATAGAGCACATTGTGTGGATTACTGGCCCCTGTTCCTGTACCTCAAGGGCAAACAGCCAGCACTTCTTGGTAAGACTGCTAGCATTCAAATCCTCCACGAGCAGGTACAGAAGTTCACCATCTGTCCCAAGTGCCCTTACCCTGTTACCGAACTCACTGAACCCCGGAGATCTTACTATGTCATGCAGGGATATCCATCTATGTCCTTCGTTCTGGCCGAACCTGTACGCTACAAGTCCCGTCTCTCCCAGTACAGTGTAGAAAGATCCGTTGAACATGATGCCCCTGCTGAAGTTATCAGTGCTGGGCATATGTTCTGCCGCTGGATATACATTGGCAAACATGTTATTGGTGGGGGCAAGGTAACGGTACATACCATCTTCCTTGGCCACCCCAATAGCTCCATCCAGTTGATATAACTGGGTAATCGCAAAGTCATCCGCTCCTGTAGTCAGCGCAGCCCCCCACGTAGTAGGGTCGGTTCCGTCTGTCCCGAAGTGAATACTCTTATCGTCAGTGTTCTTTACCAAGCACCATACCCCTGACGAATTCAATCCTTTACTGAGCCTGATAGCACGAGGCTGGTAAGTGCTTCCCCCAGATGCAGTAGTCCATGAAGTAGGATCCCCTGCATTGCTGTACTGGTATGCGGTACTGGCCCCGAATGCTACATATACCCTGTTCTCAAAGATTTCCATTCCAGTAATTGCAGCACCAAATCCCTTTTGCAGACACCAGTAATCCCCAGTATCGTCAAACTTCCATAGGCTGCGATCTGTAGCGCATAATAGATCCGTGCCTAGCTGTTTCATCTGGGCATTGCTTGTATTCGGAGAGCTATCCCCCGACGAACCTGCCACCATCTGTACCGAATCAAAGTAGATAGTACGATCTGAGCCACCATCTGCTACCATCTGCAAACGGATCACTACTCCAGTACTATCACTCTGTAAGGTTACTGACGCACTGATAGTCTGGTACGTGGTAGTCAGGGCTGTTGTACTGCCACTGGTAGTAGGAGTAGAAGATCCTCCACTCTCGACTATCTGGAGTCTCATCGTTCCAGTAGCATTAGTAGCATTCTTTACCCGTGCAGTGACGTTAATCAGCACACTCTGAAGTCGTGCTGCTGGCTGCTCAGTCTGCACCAAGGACAGTTCACAGTAGTCATTGGTACTCCACGAAGCTCCCTGAAAGTGGTACTCTCCACTATGGGGCTCTGTAGTCACGGCAGTCAGGGTTACACCACTGGTACTCCAGTTGGTCGTAGCTTTTAACTGACACGCACCGTTACGTGTCCCGTAAGTAACTTCCCTTGTAGCAGGGGCTAACGAGATCTCATTAGGAGTTAATGTCCATATTCCATCAGCAAGCGCATACTTGTTAGGATTTTCCCTATCATAATAGAACTGTAGGGCTCCCCCGCTCCAGTCACTCTGGCTCCATTCCAGAACCTGAGCAGGATCGTATTGTCCGTAACTAACGTCACGGGACGGAACTTCTGGAGCCAATGGAGGAGCAAGCTCCCAGTTGTACAGCAACTCATTCTCATCCCCCTGCATAATCCGCAGGGGAGTCTTGAAGGTAGAGTCGCTATGCTTCTCCAGTATTACCTGTCGTCCTGATGGGCCGGGCATTAGACACCTCCATCCGGTATCTTGAGTGCCCTAGATGCTACAGGTGTGCCATGACTCTCTATCAGTTCTGCCTTGTGATCTCGTATCTGGGTTAACCGTCTACGCATGTAGAGCTCGTCCATATCGGCAGCACTCTGCAATAGTCGGCGGTACAACTCCTCAGCACCATACGCAAAAAGTATCTGGGACTGGGGAGATGCTACTTCCATTGTGTCACTTTCAGCAGAAACTGATGACAGTTCAGCTTTACCCGAAATCCTTAGAAGGTGATTGTCAGGCAGTAGATACGGAAAATCTATGTACGACCTTCTGGTCGTATCTTCAAACATCGCACGGTACGTCCAGTTACGGAGTACCTGAGCTCCACGATCTGGCTCCTGTATCGGGCCAACGTGCACATTAGCTTCATCCACGTAGAACTCAGTGTTGTCAGTAGCACCCGAAACAACTGATATCCCTACGGTAAGAGAACTAACTGTGACTGGCATATTCTCATAATGGGTCAATAACTCCCAGCCTGTTCCCCTGTGGAGCCCACCATCAGCAGCAGTACCCAGATTGATAGTGCCATTGATCGTTAGCTGGGTACTCACAATACTGGCAGTCAGGCAGTATACCCAGATAGACATCCCTATTCTCTGCCCCGAATATGTGCCGGGACTGGAGATAGTCTGGAGCAGTGTTCCAGTACTGCTTGCCTGAGACGTGCACCGTGCAGAGTAAGTGTCCCTCAGAACCGCATAGTTCTTGGGGCTCGTAGTCTCCTGCTCCTGCGTTACATCTAGGTTAGTCCCAGACCAGTTAGTCAGGGTAGTAGAGTTAGTCCATGTCTCAAACCCACCATCAGTCAGTATGTTATTCGCATAATCCGACTGCACCCCATCTTCTAGATAGATAGCCACAGGCTTCTCAAAGATAGTAGAGGGTATCTCATACTTCGTAATGGCCTGTGCGGTCATTACAGTGCGTTCTACGGGGGCATAGAGAACATCCCTAGCTGCTAACCTTGCTTCATTCAGCAGGCTTCTGAGTAACGTAGGACTATACCGATGGATCTCAAAGTCCACGTTACCTGACTCAGCAGACAGGTTCGTTCCTGTAACAGTGATGGTTCCAGCGGAAGCATCATATAACTTAATACGGCGTACTACATTAGAATTATTACTACCTAATATCTGTACCCAGTAATTCTGAATACTATCGTCTCCTGATCCTGCTCCAAGGTAATCATCCATACCGTAATCACGGAGCTCAGTAGATGTGATAGTAGTCGAAGCTCCAATGGTGCTCGTGGTTGTCCACGCTTCACCATCTTTGCCAATTATTTCTGAGTAACCTAGATACGCCGCAAATTCTCTTCTTAGATTTTGCCACGTTGTACTAGGCATTACACATATCCCGCCGATACAGTTATGTTGGATCCGGGAATATCACAGTAGATACCTGTTCCACAGTACAGGCCCCCCTGCTCTGGCATTCCCAGATATATGTGTGTCATTGAATTGGCTGGGACTACAAAGCCCATTACATCAGTACCACTATCATCAGTACTGTTATTGATCTGAACAGCACCACCTGTAGCTACTGCACTGATAGTAAGCCATACCAATGTCCCACCAGTTGCTTTGATCTGACCATCACTGGTCAGGATCGTCGTACTTACTTGACCCATTATTTACCCCCTAGTTAAATTGCCTTGGCCTTCTACGTCTCTTGAACGTCCAGCCCGGCCCGTGAGGGTTTTGCACGGCCCCGACTTCTTCAGGTCTTGGCATTATATCCTTGAGAGCATCTTGGTTCCCCTTGTACATGACAGGAGTTCCATCCTCATCAGGGATCATTACATTCCATGTCTTGGAATCATGCTCGTCAGGAAGCACTACCATCTCTGGTACTGGCCCCTTCCAGCGTTTCCATTTCGCTATATTCTTTTGTATGTCTCGCCATGCTCCAGAATAGTCTACGGTGAACAGTTGGTTAACCGCTGCACTGTAGGCATTCTTGATGTCCTCAGTCGTATGACTATGACCGTGACCATCATGGCGATCACTATTGCATCTATACACAGATTCAGCTAGTTCTTGTGCTGCATCCTCGATCTCTTCTCCCGTCCATCTAAACGGATCGTTGGGATCAAGCCCGTCATCAAGCAGAACCATATGTTCATGTGTAGACCCTTCGGGGTAAAAGCTGATCCATATCGGATATCCCATTAACTCTTACCCCTATAGGTTTCTTTCTTTTTCTTTTCAGCAGACGAACGGGTAGCATGGCGAGTCATCTTACCACTCTTGGTCTTGACTGCGTAGCCACCCTTCGTCTTTCTTATCTTTGCTGGCATATCGCCTCCAATGGGAGTGGAGGGGAACTACGGTAGCTCCCCTCTGAGCTACCCATATTACGGTCGGATTCTAAGATCAACGTAACCGTAGTCAGTTGTGACAGGAGCAATCAATGAAGCAACACCAATGCTCTCTTCATTCTCATGCGTTCCATCTCTGTCTAGTGGTTCAGTTGACCCTGCTGTACCGTCTGATACACGGATATGATTGCCTATTACTGATGCTACATCGCAAAGAACGGCTGCTGGCCCCCAAGTTTGGAGCCATCCATACGCATTATCTGCAATATCAGTTGGAGTAACACCTACGCAATGACCTGTTGCAGTCGTAGGATAGACAATGAAGTCATGGTACGGATTCTTTGCAAGACCTACGATAGTCGCAGCAGCAAATGCTACCTTGATCGCATCGCCATCGTAAAGATTAATCGTACCTGATCCGCTACTGTCTATAGCATCATGCTGACGGATCTTGTAAACATGACCTTCGCCAGTTCCATCATTGACATAGACATAGCCGTCCTTGTACTGATCTTCAGTAACAGCAGTTCCCCCTACTGTAACAGTAAGGGACTTGTCTCCTGCTGAAGCAGTGTTAACTGCCAAATCCATATCATGGTTGGCTATACCAACAGCACTCTGGCAAACTTTACCAGCAGTTATTGCGCCGTCAGCTTGACCGTAGTAGTACACCCTGCCATCAGGGAGTACCATTCTTGTACTTAGAGGGTGTAGCTGGGTTGTTCCTGTGGCTTTTTCATCACCATAGTCTCCCCAAATACTTCCATATGTTAAAGCCATTTTAGCCTCCAGAAAGCTAGTTAATTTTCATTTGTTCTACGCTGAAATGAACTGCCTTTCCACCTTTACTGAGCTCGTTACGCATATGTCTCAATGCTCCAGCTTCACTTGCAAACCCCTTGTTATGCTGTAAACAGAAATAAGGATGCTCTGCCATCTTTAACCGTACAGACTCAGGGACTTCTTCTTCCAGAAGTTCCTTGAAATAAGCACAGTGGTTGACATAACCCTTCCAGCTTTTGAAGGTACGGCTTTTATTGCCATGCCTCCTGCAAACATATGTTTCTGTTTCCAGTTCCTCTTCAGGCTCTTGGTCGATTAGCTCCAGAGTCTCAGCAGTGCAGGTGGACTGCAACGTCTCATCGGCCACCCCTGCTTCGGGAGGACGGAGACGGAATCCTTTGTTCAGGTAGTGAGCAATAGTCGATGCGTTGTTAGCAGGCAACCCATGTTCTTCACTAGCTGGGAACCAGCCGTGAGAAACATCCTCAAGCACTCTCTTGGATATACCGTACTCTTCCATGACGACTACTTCACGAACTATTCGTTCGCTCCAGTAAACCGCTTTACCCGGTGCAACCCAATGAGGTTCCAGCCCTTCAGGAAGCACTATGTTATAGGGCTCCTTGGCTAGTTCCCTTACAATATTGGGCCATTCCGACTCACGGAATCGGTCAATATGAAGATGTACATTGGAATCAGCTTCGTCTGGGACGAAGTTATCCCATGGCAACCTAGAGGTTCTGTCTTGAAGTCCGACCATTTCTACTCCTGCGCCGTTTGCGGCGGCTTTGTTGCGGGGCATCAACCTTATCGGGACGCATCCCTGCAACTCCTGCAATCTGGATATCATCAGATCCTTTGTACACAAACTCATGTCTGAGTATTTCGGGCTGCTGAGGCTCCAGAGCAAACCGTCTAATTAACAAGGCATCTACCTGATTGTGTGTACTTGGAAAATCCAATACGGCTTCCAAGTGCTTTCTAGCCTGTCCCTTTCGGGCAGAGAATACCTCACTGCACCCGGTACACATAACCCGTCCATCGTCTTGAGGAACGAGGTATGCTCCAGCGTGATTTTTGTAAGATTCAATACCCTGAGTGACATGCATCTTAACAGTGTTAACTGCCGTCATCGGCAGTATTTCAGCAGCAGTGCCAAAATTGCAGGCACTACATTTAGCAAATACCTTGTGCAGATACTTTTGGTACGCTGCTTCTCGATCCAGATTTGAAGTCCATGACTGGTCTACACAGTCATACAGCTTTATCTTATGGGCATCGGGACGCTCAGATGCTATGGGATTTACATATTCGTATACCCCAACCTGAGCTTCCCCACCGTCAGACTGTATAACCTGAGAGTCCAGCAGGACACCCGGCTCACGTATTTGCTCTCTACTTCGAGATACCATTAGACCGTAGCCGCAGCATCCGAATAGACTTCTACGCCATGAGGATCAGCACGTTCACCTTCACCCCATTCTTGGAAGATACCATGTTCTTCCGCACGTAGTGAGTTGTCATTTTCAGTGGTAACATCCGCGTTATTAGCCATGACAAGGTGAGCAAAACTCTGATTGAAGATTGCGCCCTTAGCGTCATCACTGGAATCACGGGAGATGTTTCCTGCGTGGAATATCTGTACACCGTACAGACGGTCACGACCTCTCCACCATCTCTGCAAGAGATCATCACCGAAACCAGCAGGACGGCCACCAGCCGCAGTACCGGGATCAGATATGTCCAACATGATGTCAGATATCTGCTCAATGTGTAGAGCGGATACCAAAGGCATCGGGGCTGGCCCATAAGATGAGCTATTGTCAGTGAGTAGATAAGCCACTGCACCACGATAACTGGTTATATCAAGGGCGTTACCAGCACCTACGACTGACTTTGAAAGTCCGTCATAAAGAGCTATTACGTCCAAGTCCATCCTTCTTCTGAGAGAGTTCGCCAATAGCGTTCCCAGAGTTCGGACGATGTTGCTATCACCCTGTCTGCGAATTAACCGACGGGAGATAGTTCCTATAATGCCATGCTCTGAAGGCGTTATGCTCAGAGAGTTGGCAACTAGTTGTTCGCTGCTTGCCAAGTCCACGCCTTCAGTGAGGGCTTGAGCATTGGTCAAACGAGCGAATGTGAGTACATCCCACTGCTTATGTCCCTGTGGTATTCGCTCATTAGCGATTAAATCAGGGTTTGGAGCAGAAGGCTCAAAGGCTTCTTTTGCGCCAGCTACCAGTATCTTCTGTCCAGAGGACAGATTGCTGGTGCTGGAAATTGATATGCCTGTAGCCATACAGTTTTATGCACCTCTGTATTATTTTTCTATTGAGATAACTGCTCAAACCTCTGCTTATAATAAGCTGTCTGCTCTGGAGTTGGATTTGAGAGTGGAATCCACCAATCCATTAACTGATCCATATTCTGGACATCTCCAGTGCCTCCCTGTCTCCCAGTCTCCACTGGTGGGGTCTGGGCTTGGGGATCTACAGCCTGCGTAGCAGGAGCTTGAGGAGTTGGCTGTCCTCTCTGGGCAACTGCCGTACTGACGCTCGCATAAAACATCTGTTCCTTTTGAGCATCGGTCTTAGTGTTGTCCGTCAAGACAGCATAGTTCACGTTCGGATCATTACGGTTCAATCCCATTCCTTCTACAATCCTGTAGACCTGCTCCCATTGTGATTCCACTGAAGTCTGTGGCTGTGGTTGTGGTTGAGGCTGTCCCTGTGGCATAGTCTGCTGGGTTACAAGTTGCTGCTTTAGCTCGTTAAGCTGCTGCAACATAGGTTCCTGCACTTCACGCTCACGAGGGTCAAGAGAATTCAGGTAATCCTGATTCTGCTGGGCCTGCTGCATTTGCCGAAATCTTTCGTCGATCCTGTTTTCACTGTCACGACGAATAGCATTCACAGCTTTATCAAGCATACCTTGCAGTCCTCTATTTTCGGCTTGTGTCTGGGAAATCTGAGCCTGCAACTCTCTCACCTGTTCCGCTGTAGGCGGCTGTGGTTGAGTGCTATCCAGTTCTCGATCCAAATCTGCCGATGCCTGATCTATGATATTGTTCACCACATCACTTCCTGATGGACTCTCTGGGTTTTCGTTGGGCTGTACCATATCCTCTCTCCTGCCACCCTGTCCTCGTGGGATGATGGCCTTAGAAATAACGTGTTATCACATTACATAATGAATAGTATTACTACCGTTCAAAATATATGTCAAGTTAAAAGGCTTTACCATATGATTGTTGTGTATCCATCAGCCCGAAAGAAATCATCCCCGTATTTGGGCATCATTTCTTTTGCTTTGGCTATATTCAATTCGTGACGTAGAGTCGATGTGTAACCCCACCGATACAGGAAAGCATCTACGGAAGGATTAGCTTCCCTGATAGCTCTTCTCGTTCGGGCAACTGCACTATCTATACTTTTTATCCAAGGATTTCTAGCCAATTCCTCCATTTTCTCCCCTTCCGTCATTCTCTGATAACTCTTATAAATAGGGATCGAAGTCTCCATATTCATCTTTACCATAATAGTAGTCGGAACTTCCCAATAGGGAGTAAGCATATGGTTGCCTTGACTGAGTTCACGAACAATTTCATTCTGGTCGTGATTCATCCTGTGCTGTACATACTGAAATAACTCATGGGGCTTCCCTGTCTTTTTATCTATACCATCAGGGCTCCCAGTCCACTCAATATTCCATTTCTCTACATTATCTTTTCTTTTATCATGGTCGTAGCCAAACCCGTCATACGTGTAATCAGCCGCCATGACGTTGGTAATATAATCCAAATATGCCTGATCTTCCTGTGGAACATTAGGATTCATTTTCTCTTCATCGAGAGCCTGTTGCGCCTCAGCAGTTCTGGGGTTTAGTTCTGGGTTAATAAGATCAGCATACCTGCCAGCTTGTCTTTGCCCTAGTATACGCAGTTCGTTCCTGATATCTTCTGGTCGCCATGTCCCCGCAGCCTCATCGTCGGGATCTCGTGGCCTCCCTAATTTTGCGACAAGCTCACTTACCTCTGCATCATAATTCTCCTTGATAGAAAGCCGTGCGTCCCTGAGCTCCTGAATCTGTTGATCCATCTCTGAGCCCCTAGAAGCCCACAAAGCATTATCTGCATTCAAAAGGGCAGGAATACTTGGGTCATTTAACTTTATCTGTGTCTTTTGTGCTCCGTTCAAGTCTTTCCAGTTAAGATCTGAAAGATCCCTACCTTGCTCCTCTAGCATAGAAAGGGTTTCATCATCGATTCTAAACAGGTTAATATACTCAGCGTGGCGAGGATCATCAGGATTCTGTACGATATCCTGCAATGCACGGTTCGCCTGCTCAAGCCCACGCTCATACCTGCTAGTCGGATATCCTCTCATACCACCAAACTCAGCAGTACCTCCAGTAACAATACCACCCAGCCATTCACCCCACGTAGGATCAACAACATTTGCCATATCCCCTGTAAGAGCATCTTTCTGTCCTAGATCCCATCCCGGCATTGGATGCTCTGCCATCCCAGCAATAAAGAACGGCAACACAGAATCCCCAAACGCCGTAAAAAGCTGCGTAGGATCAGGCGAACCCTCTTCCCTGATAGGATCCCCGAAATAGTTCCTTCCTGTTGTTAAATCCCAGCCTATTCCACCAACAGGGGATATCTGAGATCTCACCATCCGATTGACCTCATTATCACCTTCCCATATTTTCAGTGGGCTCATAGGGTTATCATCATTACTATCTTCAGCAAGTAGAGATCCAAGGAATCTTAAAGTCGCTAAATGAGCACCCCCAAGACTGAGCTTCACTCCATTTACTTCAACGCTCATAAACTTGCCCCCATCGTTAATAGGGTCAAGGTAAACAGGCTGATCCAGATTCCGTGCTATATACTGGTAATACAAAGATCCCGTTAGCAACATCTTGCCTAGACGCTGGGTTGCAAGTGATGCTTGGTAATTGCCTCGTGTAATATCCAGCATCAATCCATAACAAGCCATTCTGTAACGTGGCGCATACATCAGCAGCCCTGACATCAACCGTCTTTGCCCCATCCTGATTCCCATGTTAGCCATGCTGACAGTTCCCGTCATCTTGCTTACATGAGAAGCTAACTGATCCAGAGCTCTCTTTTCTTCAAGAGCATAAGCAGCCAAGTATTCAGGGCTTGTCAGGTTAGCATTAACTTTACTTGCCTTCTGTCGGGCTTTCCGAATGGCAGAGTCTCTAAGAGACTCCCATAACGCTACCTTGCTCCCAATCAGCCATCCTTCAAAATGACGCTCTGCCCTAGTGGAAAGAAACCTTCCTCCTCGTCCTAGTTGCCGTCCAGCAAAAGCCGCTGGCTTTACTAATTTAGACGAAGGCTGGAACTCTGCTGCTTTTGTCATGCCCGATTGAATCCAACCCTCTTTGCCCAATCCTTCCAGATACTCTTTATCACCAATAGCAAGAGCGTTGCGTTCATTCATCTCTCTTAATGTATCGTAGTGGTCAGCCTGAAAACGCCTCATGGCTTGAGGGTCTATCATCGCATTGACTGCGTGTTTATAACTTTGCACCCATAGCTTTGGTCTGGTAAGCAGCAATGGCAACCCATGAATAAACGGAGTTCCCATGTCGAATCCTGATTGCAATGTTCGCAGAGCAGACGATGCATCGTTAATCCCTTTAATAAACCTACCAGAAGTTTCCTTTAATGTTTTCTGTATCAAGTCCTTTTCTTTCTGCGACATGTTCTTCAGCTTTAGCAGATCTTCTTCGTAAACCCTACCCCCTTCCTTTATGCGCTTTGCCATCTGGGTTGTCCACCCTCCAGCCATTTCCATCAAGTGCTTTTCAGCTACCATCTGGTAAATCCCCTGAGTGGAAATGCGCACAGTCTCTTCAATGTCTATAGGGCGGTATCCAGCATCCATTGCATCGGCAGCATAATCATAGAGCCTAGCGTTTTCAAAACCTTTCTGTTGACCAAGAATTGCTCCTTCCTGAACTCCTCTTCTTAAACCTAGCCCCATTCCCATTTGCCAAATATTAGAAAAGTAGTTACCCGGAACATCATCTCCAAAGATCTCAGAGTCAGGCTTTACTCCCTTGGAAATCATATAGTTTTTCAGATCGAAATAATGCTGGTTAATCCCGTCAATAAACTGCCTTTGAGAAGCAGTTAGCTCAAACATTGAAGGATTCTGCACTACTTCGTTAAAGAAGATATCGTCTCTTCTAAGAGCCTCTGCACCTAGATCAAGATCGCCAAGTCTAGGAGCGAATCCAGTTAGCCGATCCAAGTCTCCTCGCTCGCTTTTAGAAATAGTTCCAACAGCCCAGTCACCAATCCTACCAAAGCCTCCCTCTGGAAGCATCTGGGTACGAGGATTGGCAAGAATACGGTCAATGCGATTCACAACATCAGCGTCGCTAAGGAAAGTGGCAATTTCTTTCTTCGACAGCGTTGCTCCATCAGCAGATGGATTAGGGATAATTCGCCCTAATTCAGTGCTCCACTGGTCAAGTAACTGCTTTCGACGAGCCGGGTCTGATAACAGTTCTTTAACAGCCTGATCACGAGCCCGATTCCGTACTGTCGTTAATCGCTTTACAGCTATACCTGATCGAGTTGCTATTTGCTGCGGAGTTATTCGTCCCGTAAATAGATCAGGGAGGAAGCCCTTTACACGCTCAGAAGATAGTGGCAAGTTTACTGGAGATCCTCCACGAGTTACCCTCCGAACAACATTTAACAAAGCTCCAGTTCTTTCATCTTGCTCAAACAACTTTACTGTCTGCCCATCGGCATTCTTAAAAGTCCAGTTACGGAACAGTTTGGATTGGTCAATTTTGGCAGAAGCACGGGTTTGCTCTTGGTAATACATCAGAGAGGTAATAAATCTCTTCACGTTAAAGCCTCCCTTACTCGTAACATTTGACGACATATCTACTAAATAAGCAGGGGCTACCATGCCAACTAGCTGCTTAAACCCCGGAATACGGGTAGCAGCACGGAAATAATCATCAGATGCTTTAGGGGCAGCAGATCCTATAAACTCGTCAACCGAATACTTTCCACTCACGACATTCTGTATCTGCTCAGGATCGCTGATTCCTGCGATCCGCTCTGTGAGCAAAGCCTCATCAGCAGAAGCAGCAACCGATTCCGCTCCCTCGTCAGTCAAGTTTCCTGCACGTTTAATCTTACTTAACCCTCTTGCAGCTTTTATTCCACCGACAAAAGGTGTAGTGAATACCTTTCCGGGAACAAGGTTTAACGGGTCAAATAACAACTCTGAACCTAATTGCAGTGCAAACGGACGCTCCTTCTGTATTACCGCAAGTTCGTCCCAGCCCTGTGACCATGTTTTGCGTCCAGTAAGGACTTCATTTATTACCGCATGGGTGCGCTTAACACGCTCTGTTTCCCCTTCTATTCCAAACATCGTATGGACAGGCAATGTTGCCAGTCCCAATGCAGCCATTGGCTGGCTAATACTCTCTTCTACAAAATCAAACATTTTTCCAACAGGAGATTTTTCATCTGATGGATCTATGCTCTGCTCGATACGGCTCCCTGTAGTTCCTGTTTGATCTGTGCGGGGAACCAACTGCTGCCCTTCTTCGTAGGCTCCTATTATCCCGGTCTTAGTCATTCGATCCGCAAGCCGTCTATCTCGCTCTTGCTGATTCCGATTTCTTCTAGCTCTCCTATCCTGCCGACGATAAGAAGTAGAAACTCCCGTTTGAAGCAGTTCTGAAGGGACACCAATATTCGGAAATCCATTTCCATTAGTGCTCATTAGTAAGCTCCATATCCACGTTTAGCCTGTCTTAAACGAGTAACAGCAGGAGTCAATCGTCTGGCTCCTCCAGTAGCATCAGACACAGTTGTGGGAGTGATATCCCTAGCCTGTCTCATCAGATCTTCACGCATGTTTCCAGTAGCAGCCCCAACACTGGTTAATAAACCAGAAGCCACAGACGGCAAGTTTGATATATCAGAGACAGTAGGAGTCCCACCTGTAAAGAAATTCTTTATACCAAGTCCCTGCCCAAAACGTGCCCCTTCAGGAATCTGGAAACCGATATTCTGTAACGGTTGAGGAATAGCACCAAGACTACCTACCTGAGATACCGCTTGATGAGGCATAGGGACTCCCGGCAAATAAGGGCCACCGCTCTCGTAATACTGAGCCGCTGCCCCAGCATCTCTTTGCTGCTGAGATAGAGCATCATTAAGAGTTGTTGGCCCAGATGCACGATACAACTGACCAGTCTCCGGGTCTATTCTTCCCACAGCCCCTTGTGGAGCACCTTGAGCCACTGGTTGCTGCGGAGCTCCAAATGCTGGAGGAGGAGCGGTAAACCCACCAACTCCAGACGGAGCAGAACTAAATGCTCCAGCAAATGGACTAAGCCCCATGGACGGAGGAACTCCTCCCCCAACCCGTGGCCTTACTCCCGGAGTAGTCAGTTCCTGCATTTTCCGTAACCCGTCTGGCCCCATACCAAGAGCAGTAGCGGCATCCGTCGGGGACATGCCTCTCTGCAACAACTGGTTATACGCCATTACAAACTGTTCACGGGTTACTGGAGTATCAAATCCCTGCCCTGAAAACATGGGACGGTTGGGGTTTGCCAGCATACGCTGTTGCATTAGCTCCAACTCTGGGTCGGTCATTGTCACCAGTTGCCCCTGTTCGTTGTACCGCTGGACAGCACCCCTGTTTCCAAGAGCCTGTTGGAACGCATCAGTAGGAGTCGCCTGTGGGCCAAATACATTCTGCCCACTGAGCATATTCATAGCTGCGACATTGAACGGATTCTCTACCGCAGTCTGCCAAGCAGACAGTTCCAGCGCACGGTTTGCCTGATCTAAATCAGACTGGGCTTTCTGGTACTGGAACTGGAGCCCTTGGTCAAATTGCCTGCCCTCTTCCATGGCCTTGGCAATTTCAAGGGACAAATTACTACTAGCCAGTTCAAAGTTCTGCCGGGCTCTAACCTGTTCTAATTCAAGGGATACATCTGCACGAAGCTGATTAGAAAACGAGTTAATAATCTCAGCGTCCCTTGCTCTATTTAGCCCCCCTCTTTCACGAGCCTGTGCTATATCACTGTACAGGTCTTGCAAGTCCTGAAGCTGAGCCTCAACAGGATACGCATCGCTGTGTATTAAGTCTCCGATATTAGGGAATCTGGGCATACCTCCCGGCCCGGAAGTATCCTCAGCCATAGTGGATGCCAACCTTTGAAATGCGCTGATAGCTCGACTAAAAGCAGCATCTGCAGATTCAACAGTTTCTGGATCATCTTGCACACGGATATAGTTTCCACTAGCATCTTCTAAAGGCTTATTTGTCTGGGGATTAACCTGAACCATTATAGGTTCCCCACCCGGATCATCAGGATTAGTTACCCATATTGAAGTTACACCTTCCCGGACTGGAGCATCAGGTCTAACGTCTCCAGAAACATCCCTAGTAAGTATGGGAGAGTCTCCGCTTTGAAAGAATCCTCTTTCCCCCTCTTGAGGGTTAAATAACGTGGAAAGCAGACCGGGATCTCTGTCCAAAACATCATACCCAGCTTCAGAAGGAGCCCAATTTGGATCAGAATACAAATTCAATAGGTCTGTATAATACTGAGCAGTAGCGTATCCCTCTGACCCCGGAATAAACAAGTTGCCTTGCTCGTCGTACTGCATGGCATCAACCACAGCAGGGAACGCTGCGAGAGACGACACTTGAGCAAGCCCCGATCTAGATAGCACAGTATTAAGTTCGGCCAGCTTTGCAGGATCTTCAGCCATCCCATCCACTGGAGGAGGAGCATCAGGGATAGGAAAGTCAGGTACTAGCGGAAGATTCGGGTCTGTTGTTCTAGGCGGGCCAAAGATACCCCACGGATCTAATGGGTATCTAGCGGTATACACTAGCGCATAGTCCCCCACTCCCCCGCCAGTCTCTATAGACTTAGCCCTGTCACTCCTAACCAGATCAAGGAATTCATCCAACGATGCCACAGGGTCTAAGCCAAGTGGCTCAAGAAACTCCTTGTTTAACTTATCTACATCTTCAGTAACCCCTACCTGTAATGTAGGAGGGGCTTTAGCTGCGGCTGCTCTCGCAGCATCAATTTCAGCCTTATACGTCATCTCATCAGGGCGAACCGTGCGTGGCCCCCCAACCCGTGCTCTACGGGCGGCAAGGTCTGCCTGAATCTTGGCATAATCAGCTTTCTGTTGATCTTGACGGCTCAAACCAATATTAGGAATACCAAACTTCTGAGCAAACTGCTCAGTAGTTAATCCTTCACGAAGATTTGATTTTGTCCCAGTGTAATCTTTTATTTCCTGTAATGCTGCCCCAGTAGGATCAGCGGCAATTCTTTGCCTCACACGCAGCATTGCAGCCATTTCGGGATCAAGATCAGCTAATGCCTGTAAATTTACATTAGATACCATTAGATCATACCTCCACCAAGAAGATCATCCATCCCCTGTGGTGGAGGGGCAGGAGGCACAGGCATTGGAGTATCGGGACGGGGCGGTGGAGCAGTTACCTGATTCTGTATCTGCAGCATCTGTCCCCGTTGCTGGGCATCTGCCAGCACCTGTTCTATCGCAGGGTTAACGGGCAGACCAAGGATCTTGGGCTCCCGTGGTTCCTGCTGTGGGCCCAGTATGGAATTGAATACAGTCTCCTGAGTCTCCTGTAGATAGGCAAGTGCGCTATCTATGGGGCTCTGGATCTGGTTCATATCGTTACTTAATTTAGGCATTTATCCTCCTATTCTCTGTCCAGAAGGCATATTTACCGGGCCTCCACCCGGATTCCCCAGTGTATTGCCAAGGCTATCTATTCCTGATTGCCCCTGCGGGTAAACGCTTGGCTCTCCTGCCTGTGTCGCCACCCGTCCCTGCTGGATCATTCCTTCACCGGGTCTAGGCAACTGGGCTCCTCCAAGGTTCATGGATCCCACACCGCCAGCCCCGCCCATCTGGGGAGATACTGACTGACCCATCTGTTCACCCAGTCCTATCTGCTGGAGCAGTTGCTGGATCTGGGCCTGCATCATGGGCTCACTGTTGAGCAACTGTTCTGCCCTGATCTGCATCTGTTCTTCCAGCGGGTTGGTAATACCAGCACGGCGTTGCGCCTCGTACATGGATATGATCTGGGCTCCCTGCAACCGCATGGCAAGCAGGGCTTCACGTTCCCTTTCTTCTGGGGCTTCTGCCTTGACCTTCACTATATTCTCGTACATTCCCCTGATATCATCAGGCTCAATGCTCTGGTCAAAGCTATGGATATCACTGCGGGCATGAACGGTTATCCTGCCCTTGATCTTATTCTCTACCAGCTTGGCAAACTTGGAATTACTCTCTTCGATTGACCGCTGTATTCCATCGGCAACCGCCTGAAACACCAATCTTCCCATACCAGCCAGCACGGATATACCAAATCCTGCTGATACACCCCTTGGCCGCATACCACGTACCACGTTGGGGAAGGTAGCAGCCTCAATATAGTTCTGTACCGTGGCTAATTGCTGGTAAAGGTCGGGTGGAACCTGTCCCATAGGGGAAAGCTGTACACTCACGCCCGGCGGTAAGAAGTTCTTTGCCCCGAACATCTCGTAATTCTGCATTGCTTCTTCCGCTAACGAGCGTGGCCCCTGAAAATCTACCGTTCTCCACGCTATCGTGCGGATAATTGCCTGTATCTGGGTAGCCAGACGAGCTTCTTCGTCGAGCAGGCTCTTTACTGGCTCCAGTATTCCCGTATATCTCTCATGCGGAGGCCCATCGTCGTAGGTATACGACCGACTGGGCACTATCTTGGTGTATGGAAGGAACCCGTAGCCGTGCTTGTACGGCCCCCAGATGAACTGGTTGTCTACCAAGTAGCCACACCACTCTTCATCCCAGTATTCCATCCATGTAGCGCAGCCGTTCATTTCCATGTCGGCAGTTGGCATCCATTCCGGGTATCGTTTCTTGATATCGGTAATGGGACGCTCGTAAAACTCTATTGCCCACTTCATCCGTGTCTTGGAATCGTCCCAGACAAGGTTTACGGGGCGTATTACGCACTCGTCAATGGGCCATGTAATGCACCGCATGTCCATAAAATCTTCCAGTGCTGTCTTGTATGCACTGAGATCATCACCAAAGTCATCAAAATGGGGAGCATTGGGCCACTTGTCCGTATCGAACATGGTCTTTCGGAACGCTATTCCGTATAAGAAGGACTGGGCTACGGAAGTCCTGAGCACTGGAGTCTTGAATGACTGCCACGCACCCTGATAAAACTTCTTCAATCTCTCTGCCCTAGCCTTGGCACGGGGTGAGGAGGGAACATCTATGGATAAATTATTAACATCAACGTGGTCGGTTGCGATATTTACTATTGCGCTTGCGGTTCCCGGCCACACGGGATCTATTCCCTCTGGGGCGGGTACTGTCCTTTGCCCCCTGAAGTATTCTTCTGCTATGCGACACTGCCCATGCAATCCCTGAAAATACTGTCTCCCCTCCTTGAAGAGAGTCAATATCTCGTCCAAGGAAGGTGGGCGATCCCTTTCCTGTTCGTTTTCCCAGTAACCGGGGACAAACATCCCGTCTTGTCTTTCCTGCGAAGAGAGTACCACTACCGTCCTCCCTGTTACTCCAATTTGAACTCTTTCGGATAGTTCTTCACCAGCCAATCCACAGTTTTATTGTACAGATCTAGGGGATGAAAGTAACTGGAATTGATTCCCTGTCCATCAAAGAAGCTATATATCGGCAATCCTATATCCCTGTTGGAACATCCTCTTAATCTGGCAGCCTCCATAACCCAGTAATGTCTTGGATCATCTCCAAGATTACATAGATTATCTTCATGTGCAATACTTAATATTTGCATTAGCTATAATAACTGCAACTGATCCTGTCTGTCACGGATTTTATCAAGAATTCGTTGTCTTGCATATCTTTGTGCCGAATTCCGTGCACCGGGAGCCGTCTGGTTATTGTTTGCCTCGTTCTGGGTAGGTGCGTACCTACCGCCCATTTTCCTTGAACGAATCGACGTATCGGTAGTAGGCGCTGGGGCGCAGCAGTTCAGTGCCAGTGCAAGGGCGAATACCTCGTCATCATGCTCTCCGGGTGGAGCTTCGGCCCGTGGCCTGCCGCTTGGCAGCTTCCTGACCTGAAATGCCCTTAGTTCACGGAGCAATGCGTCCACCTGTGGGAATCGTATACTTTCCCTCTCCATTGCTACCGACAGATCCTGCAGTATGCTCTCCCTTGAAGCCTGTGTGAATATGAATGGTTCGGCTGGTACGCCAGCTTCCAGCATTTCGGACATGAACATGTCACCACCCATACCAGTAGCATCGACCATTACCCGGCTCAGACCCCAGTCACTAGCAATCCGTACTATGGAATCCCTCTGCAGTACCCAGTTTTCTGAGTCGTCCCACCTGTAATGGTAGACAACCCGGCGTTCCTTTGCGTCCATAATGGTCATTACGGATGCGTCAACCTTACGACCAAGGTCTAATCCCGCGACGTATTCCGCACCGGGCAGGGGTTCTGGCAGCAGATCACCTGCAATACACGCGGATACGTTACTGAAATAGCCAGCGTCATCATTGAAGTTCGCTAGGTACATGCGCTCCCATACCCTGAGAGGCAATAAGTCCTTGTCTCCTTCTACCTCGGCCACATCTTCGGGACTCAGGGTAGGATTGTCATACACGGTTGCATGGAAGTAAGCATGGTTCTCCCTGCCGTCTGATGCTGCTGCGCAGCCCCTTCGGAACCAGTGGTCGGAATAGAGGGAGGGAATGCCCTCGAATACGGCTCGACTCATTCGTCCGGGACTGCGCAGGGTGGGAAGGAGTTTTTCAAAAGCACGGTTAGCGATATCCTGAGACTCAGTAACCCACAGGAAATCCAGACCAGCAGTCTGCAGTGCTTCAGGGTTATGGCATGACTTGACCTCTAGTAGACCCCATGGTCTAGCTTGTGACCCCCTGAGATAGATTGTGCGGTCGTCCTGATTGGTACGGTACACAAAAGCTGGGGGTATCAGGGACATGAGCTCGTTCCAGACCTGATTGGACTGGGGAAAGCTGGGGACAGCAATCCACGCATGGAAAGGTGGAACCATTGATGCATCCACTGGCATAACCATTGCGTCCTGATATGCACGGAGGAATTCTCCAAAAGCAGACCTAGACTTACCGAAACGTCGGGCCATCTCCAGCCACTTGTTCTGGGCTACAGACTGGTGTATCGGTCTTTGTCCAGCATGTGGATTGTAGTAGTCGGCCAGATTTACATTCGTTTCAACTAACTGGTCAGTGCTCATACTTATCCATATAGGGCTTAGGAACTATTAAGGTGTCCTGCAATATACTTTCCATAGTCATCTGCGTATTAAACATCGGAAGATCTACCGGATACAACTGGGATATTGGCATATTATACATGTCCGTATGGCATACAAAATTATTGCGGTAATCTTTTTCCCCTTTTCTAATGACCCTAGCCCTGTCAAAATACTCACTGACAGGCATTTCCCCGCACACCCATCCCTTAACAGGAACATCTCCATCCATCGTCAGGCTGATAAACAGGTATGTATCAGCATCTAAAGCCTGATGGACACTGGTTCTTGCTATAGACACCTCGTAATCGGGTCGAGGAGTTACCGTACGTCTCTTGGTCTTTATCTCTACCCTCTGCCCCCGCATCATTACGTCATAGCTATAAGAGTCAACGATTTCAGCACCAAAAGACCTGACAGCAATCTCTTCTCCAATCTTACCTGCAAGATTGCCCTTGCCCTGAAGTATAGAGTTATTCAGGACTCCAACCCTGCTAGCCTCCATCTGGGCCTTCTCAATCATACTAGGAGTGATATCTATCGCTATCATCCGTCAATAATATTCTTATCGTCATTTAGGTTGGGAAAAGCGTCTTTACCGTGATACCTTACGTCATAATCATCCACGTACCCGCCATCCTGTTTGAAAATTTGCTCATACTCAGCAAGTTTCTTGATTATCTTATGGTCTGTTGGTGAGTTATTCCACGGTTGAGAAACCCGTATGTCCTGAGCACGTATAATTGCCCTAGTAAGTGTCTGTGTATCTACATAAGACAGGAACATAGGAGTCTGCTCTCCTACCCAAGCATGAAAGATATTATAGTTAAAATACTCTTCAGCATCTTCGTATGACATATCCTTGGTTTGAACAAGAATCTCTATGACCTTCCCCCTGTCATATATTGCTATAGCAGGTCTATGGTACTGCTCTGCTATTCCTATCAGTGCCTCTTCAAACCCATCACAGAAAAGAACACCCTCGTTAATATTTTCACTTATCATCTACTTTATACCTACTATTTTCACAGTATTCTCTAGTACAAAAATATGTAACTATAGTTTCAGGCCACCTGAGCAACTTCATTACACGGGACTTCTCCTTACATGAAGAACAGATCATCCATCAATAATATTCTTATCGTCATTGGGCTGGTCAAATCCATGAATGGTAATATTAAACATGGTCGGCGTTCCCTTGGCGAAGATATTATCCCCACTAAGACTGTTAACCGTCTCCCTGTTTTCCTTGATGGCCTTGATCTTATTCGCCGTGTCCACATCAGGATCACGGATCATATCATTCAATTCAAATAAATTAGCAGCCATCATCTGTTCAGCATAGACCAAGGCAAACTCCTTGGCATTCTTCGTCACGTAATCCATGACATCCTGAAACCCGTGAACAGTACGCTGCTTCTCATGTACCCACTTCAGATCCCTGCCCTGCTCCTTAACCGCCAAGGCCAGATCCCGATGATGCAGGTACGCCGCAAGAAACCTCTGATCTTCCCCAGTAAGCCGCTGGTACGCATCAAGCTCCAACAGCCCCTTCTTTAACCGATCCTCCGTCTCCTGCATCCCCCTCTGAGCATGAACCTGTAAGGCTGGATGCTTGCTCGCATTAGAAGTCCTAGCCATTATTCTCCCCCTCTCTGAACAGCTAACCACTCCAGTGACTTCATCCCAAGCATAACAGGATGCCACGGGCAAGTCGATATCCTTACCCACTTGTTTGTCATTACCGGATACCGTATCCCCCCATGTTCACAGTACCTACGTGTAACCTTGTTGCTAGTCTCTAGCTTCTTCCTGTCCCGGTAACTTGCATCCCGACACTTGTGACTACAGTACATCTTCTGGCTACTGCGACACTCCATTGCTGCCTGACACCAGTTGCAATACCTCTGTATCATATGCCTCTTTTCTGGGAACTGGTTATCGCCTCTGAAGCTACCACCACCAAGAGTACCCCCGGCCTCTCTCTACCGGCTCCTAAATGAGAATGATTCTCAGTTACTAAGTATCTTGTAACCTTAGCCCCGGAACTAGAATGATTCTCATTCTCATTTGAGCACAAAAAAACCTAAAAGTGTCGACCAGTCTGCACAATTCCCCTTTTTCCCTGCTACTTTCTAGTAACAAGCAGCCTTGGCCGCTGCTTGGCTGCCCTAGACTGTCACTGCTGCCCGTTTCTGTGGCTTTAGTTCCTGTTTGGTCTATCCAGTCACTAGCCCCCGTCGTCTGTCTCTTTGGTGACTACTGGTATCTATAAGTACAGCAACCCCGACACCTAGTAACCATTAACTGGCCCCCTGAAACCGTCCCCCAAATTCTAGATCAGACCCGCTATTGGTTGTCAACGTCAGCGAAGTAGACCGCCGTCGAGGTTGGCCACATTGACCCCATTTTTTTGTCTAGATTTTGGGGTCTGATTGCCATTTTTGGCCCAAATTGGGGAAAATTCGTTTTTTTAAGCACGGATTGGGGGTTGCATTGGGGGTTTTACCCGTGCTACTTTGTATCCATCGGGGACGGCGAGGTCGCTGGCCCCAGCACCTTAAACAACTGAATAGCCACAGCAAATGGGGTCTAGCTTAGCCCCGATTAAACGGCTCACTGTTAAACCCAGCGAATGGGCAACGAGTAGAAGGACACAGAGCTACCGCAGATGAGTTTACATCAGATAAGTAAGCAAGGTTGGCAACCAGATCAGCCCAGCATCCACACTCCAAGTGATAGACGCTCTTATCGGCAACCCCAGCGAGGAAGCCCTTAACCGTATGGATGCAACATTCAAAAGGACACCAACACCAAAGAGCCCAGCAGCCCACCACCTAGCCCATTGCAGCAGAATGCGCCAGACGGCCACCAAAGCGGCCGGAATAGCAATGTAGCGGCCACGGTGGGAAATGCGGAGGAGCACACGCTTTAAGGTTCGGAACCTTTACAATGTACGCATGGGCCACCATGCAGACCCCCTAGTTGAAACATTCAAAACAACCCACAAGAGCCCCAGATAGCACGGGACAGCCATTGCGGCATCCTTCCCTAGATGGACAGTTTTTGCGGGTTGGCTTGAATGCTTGAGCATTCAAATAACATTAAACGGGGGACACCATGAGTAACAACACGTTTAGCGATATTCTAAAAACATACAAGCTTTCACCCACTGAATTCATTAAAAAATACGAATTAGGAAAAGCTAGTTATATGGGTACTAATATACATGGTACATGGTACGAGCATCCAATATATGGCGACGAAGCGCCCCTAATACTAATCACCAAAACCCATGTATACCAAACCGGAAGTTACGAAATAGTAGAGTAAAAACCACGGGGGGACGGGCAACCGTCCCCCG